AACACTAGCTAATGTGCTATTACCAAGAAGATTACTTACTGATTTTGTAATAAACCCTGATGCATCTAAATTGACTCCCAAAGCTTGTCCTATGGAAGGTAACATTGGGGTTAATCCTGCGGTTGCTACATCTACTAAACTTCCTCCATTAAGTGCTATAACCGAAACTCGAGATATGACTGAGGCTGTAAGTTTACTTAGCCCTAATCCCGCAGGCCCTAATACTGCTGTAAGCGCAACAGTTTCAAGAATTGGTAGAGCATTTTTAACAACAGCTTTTGCAACACTTCCGATTGCTTTAACAACACCACCAATTGCATCACCCACAAATCCGCACATTATTTAATTCCAATCTCTAAGTTATAACCAAGTATTTCTCCATGATCACCATAAGCTCTTATAGGCTTATCGTTTACTTCAAATTTAATAGAGTTTGCTTTTCTAATTAAACGTAATAAAGACGGGTTTCTTACAATACCTGTTAATTTTTTATATCCTGCTATTTTTAATGATTGACCAAACTGTCTTAATGCTTCCAAAAGTTTTTCTTGAGGATCGGCAGAAAATATATGTGCTTGAGATGCCACAGGAGAATCTACTTTAAAAAATAAAATAGTATCTCCATGTCTAAGAGCTCTAAATTTATTTGATTTAATAGCCTCATATACATGAGAATAAAGATTTTCCCAATCGGCGCTAGGCTCCATACGCTCTACACTACGCTTAACAATTTCTTGTGTAGTCATAGTTCCTGATCCATGTAAATCATTTTTGCTTATATTAGGATTATATTGTTTTCTTGTCTTTGCACTTTTTGGCATTATTGTGTCCTTTGATTTACTATATTTACAAGAGCAGAAGCCCAATCCTGCCAATTCTCAAATTGATAAGGATCAGGAATAGCGTTATTTGTAAATACATCAATTGCGTTTAATCCTACCGCCCATGACTTCCATTCATCTTCCTTGTCAGAAGGTATTTGTAATTGTTGACCTGCATAAGCTTCGCACATCAAGCTTGCCCATGATTGAAAGGTGTGATACCTCGGATCGTAAACTAAAGAGATAGTCATTAGTAACCTCTTACATCGCCTATATCTGCGTTTAATAATAGGTAACCTAGTTGATAGTCACCGCCCACTACATTACTTTCAAATTTAAGTCTTAGCTCTCTACGTTGCTCTTTCATATCAATTTTATTTGTATTCGGCGCAAAAGTATACGCGTCTGATATGTAGTCTTCAGCTTGTGCGTAAGGACGACCTGTCACATATAAATTCATATCACCACTCTGTATAAAGTCAGGTTCTACACGCTCTAGCCTTAACCAAAAGTTAGCACCCTCGGCTGATTGTTGCGCAGGTCCACCTTGAACCCAACCCAAGTTATTTGTTTCAAAGTAACTTGAGATAGCAAGAGGTATATTAGAAATAATTGCGTCTGTACCTATCTCATGTTGATATAGACTGACTGTTGTTTGTATCTCTGTGCTTGCTAAGTTAATCTCAAAATTTGAGCCTGCGGGAATAAACTGTGCAGTAATGGTAATGCTTCCTGTGGATGCTGATGATGTGTCTACGATGTAAGTACCAACACCACCGTTACCCGAGCTAAATGCAGATATTCTAGTTCCTGCGGTAATACCTGCGCCTGTAACGTATTGACCTACATAAAGTGTTCCTGAAGTCACCGCGGTGACTGTCATGACAGTTCCATTGATGTCACCTGTCACTACAGCAATTTCTTGCGTAAGAATGTCGTTAGGTAAATACCCTGACCCATGATTAAACATAGTGACAGAGGTTACAATGCCACCTGCCACAACAATGTTAGCAGTAGCGCCTGTACCTGTGGCGCTTCCTGTTAGTGCAACATTGTAGTATGTTCCGTTTGTGTAACCTGATCCTGCATTAGAAATGGTTGGATGAGATGTAATATATCCTGAAGTATTAATGTTCCAATCGATGTTAATAGGATAGTGAAATACTTGAGAGAAGTAACCTGCTGATCTTTGTGACCCTACTGACAACCCTGCGTCATACCAGCAGTTTTCACGGATGTTATAAATGATTGCGTCATTACATTCTTCTGAATCACCTCTTGGGTAGAACCACCATACCTCACCAAAGCGAGGAACTTTTGTAGCATAAATCTTTTGTCTTTGTGCGTAATTTAAATTATCAAAGAAATAGTTTTGATTCATGCTATTTGGAATCTCTTTTACAACGCCGTTGTATAGTAGAAAGCGGTCAACACCACACCAATAATAAATACCATCGTATTCGATGACTGACTGTGATGACATGATAGAAGTTTGTGATGAGATAATATCAAAACGCCAAAAAAGCGTTTCACCATAATCACCACTGTTTGGAATACCTATGTTAGTAGGTGCGTAGCTTACTCTAATTAAAGAATCAAGCGCCCAAAATAATCCTGATGGTGCAGCAGAACCACCTCTTAATGGAAGACCTTTTACAATCTTTGTAGCAGCTACATTTGTTTGGTTAGAGTCGGCGGATACCCAATCATTAATGTTACCTGCGCTGTTGTTTCTTATAAGTCCGTTGTTACCGTACACAAATGTATATGGATGTAAAACAACTACACCACCTGATACATCAACTTGATTATCAAAGGTAAGTGTTGTGCTTGCATTGGTTGCAGTAGCATTGTTAGATAAAGTAAGAGTTGTACTTACAATAGATACCACTGTTGTGTTTGCAGGAATGCCTGTACCTGTAACTACCTGACCTGCGCCTATCAATAAATTAGTTGCGGATAATGTGACTGTTGGAGATCCGTTTGTTGTTGAGCCTGTTGCAGTAAATACACCAATCGCTGACATGGATGTACCTGTAATGTCACCACCCAATACAGGTGTGTTTATTTCATTAGCGATGTCATTAAGATTTAAACCAGGGTGCGCAAGAAGTGTTTGATAACCGCTACCCGAAGCATCAAATTCTGAATCAAATTGCCAAAGGTTAGCGTCATTTGGGGTGAAGTCTGAAAGAGTAAAATCAGTGATACCTGTACCAATGCCAAGATTATTAATTGGTAACGATTGAATGCCATTGTTATATCCATTAAAAACTACGTTAAACAAACCTTGTGGATCTAAATATAAACCACGAGAGGGACCTGCCATATCCCCTGTAATTTCTCGAAAGCCTAATATCTTTCTAGGGCGACCACGTTGAAACCTTACCCATTGACCGTCAATATATACAGCACGATCAAATATTGTACCATCACGCTGAATGCCAGGTTGAGTATCTAATGCAAAAACCTTCTTTGTCATTAGAAGATTCCCCCAAGAACTCCTCCGCTAAAGTTTCCTGTTCCTGTAATTTCTAAACCTGAAGCGTTTACTTCAGCTCTATTTGTGCCTAAGACTGATATATTAAAAGCGCCTGCACCTGATCTATAAATACCTGTTGTAGGTTCTGATGCAAAACTTAATGATGGGTTAGCGGCGCTACCATTAGCTAAAGAAGTGACAGAAGCGCCCGCTTGAACAGTATTAGCATTAAAAAAATTAACGCCATCACAAATTAATGTAGCTTGATTCCCCGCGGCTACTGTTGCGGTTGCTCCACCACCTATGCCTGTTGTAATAGTCAATGTATTGCCACCTGCTGTAACCTGATTGCTTACAATGTAAAATGCAACTACAGGAGGGTAGTTAACAGTGACATTTCCTGACAGCGTACCTACATACTCTTGAATTAAAGAGCTTGCCTCTGATGTCGTGAGTGTATATGCACCGTTAGTGACTTCTTTTGTAATTGATTGAAATACAAATTGATTACTTACCCCATACCCTACGGTTACAAACACAGAACCTGTAGATATAATTATTGCCGATTCATTTGGTTGAAATTCTTTTGATGAAGCTAAATCAATAGTATTAGCACCTTGTGCATTTATAGTTACTGTGCCCGTACCGTTATTTTTAAAGAAAAAGAACCAATCGTCACCAATAGTGCTTGCCACAGGTAAAGTTGCACTTCCTGTTCCTCCACCCCAAACTTTAGTTTGAGCTCTGTCTGAAGATGTAAATGTATATCCATCAGTTACAGAAGATGTAGGAGTAGCTTGATTAAGCGTTGCTCCAATAGCTTTTAAACCTAGCCCTGCTAATGTAGTTGCATCAGGTGTGGATGTACCAATACCTAAAGCTATGTTTGACCATGTACCTGAAACGGTAGAATTATCTGTTAAGTAAAAGTATCTTGTAGCACCTGCGGTGAGTGTACCTAGTGTTGCTCCTGTTGAGCTTTTAATCGTTAAAGTAAATGCACTTGGGTTTTTAATAAATGCGTCTTGACCCACAGATACTTGATTTGCAGGAGGAAAGAATACTGATAAGCCACCTGTAGATGGCGTAATATCCATAATACGAGCGGCTACATCTGTTGACACATTGCCGTTAACAGGCCATACAAGCGTTAAGTCAGATGATATTGAATATGACGCGTAACTTACATCGGTAGGTAGAACAACGTCGCCTGCAAAGGGAGAGGTGTATGTAGTCATGTTATGTATCTAAAACAGTTGCCTGTCTGTCTCCAATTCGTTGAGTATTTTCTGTTTTGAGTGTGTTCATAATGGCTGTGTATTGTGATTGCCACATAGGAAGACGCTCGTCATTTTTTAGGAAAGGCATAGCTTGTAGGAGTGACCCATAAAGCAATGCTTGTGGTGCGTAAATAGTAAACCAATTTGTTTGGTTAGTAGAATCTAATGGCTGTACGCGTTCGTAGTATAAGACCTCAAAGCTGTAGTCATCATCAGGTGTTGGAGCAACTAGCCAATTATCGTAATTGTAATCGCAATAGAATTTAGGCACATCTGTTTGTGTGTCATCAGGCCAATATTCTCTTAGGTATTCGTATTTGCGTAATAGGACAGGTTGACGTTCACCTGCTACAGTAACATTCATTGATACAGTTTTGTGCCAACGCGCAGGCTTTTGTAAAGTGTTTGCACCCACTACAAAGGTAGAATTAGCAACATTGAGGTTGCCTAGAAACTTAATTTCAGACGCAATGACTTGCTCTGCAAGCATGATAAAAAGCGGAATCTTGTCAATCGTTGCTTGATCCGTACGCTCTAAATAAGACTGAATATTTTCAACCAAACTATCGTAGGTCATCGCCACTGCTGTTGGCATAATAAATCCTTATAAATATTCGGCTTCAGCGTCCCGTCTCACTACAAGACCTTTTAGCTTTTTACCGCCACCATAAACCCATTTTTTTAACTCTTTCGAGGCTGACTCAAAGTCACCTTCGTTAATCTTCTTTCTTAATGTGCTTGATTTTAACCGACCTACGCCTAAATTGTAAGTAAAATCTGCTATAGCACCTAACTGCTCACCCTTCAAATGAGGGCATAGATTTTGTGTAGCTTTTAAGAATCTTACAGCGTCATGCATAAGTCTCTTATCGGCATAGTCTTGAGTCCATACAGTATTCGGAAGTATGTCCTTTCCTGTTGATCCCCAACCGCAAGTAAGCACGCCTGCGGGACAGTAATAAGCTTTTAACTTACAACCCTCAAAACGCTTTATAAGCTTGATAAGAAGCTCTAAAGCAGTCATTATTTACCTCTTGATTGAAATACTCTATGAGCAAAATAAAAGCCTAGGATGACACCTACAAGCTCTTTATCCCACTCGGTTAATACAAAACCTTGTGTGTATAAACAAAACCACCAAACAAGCAATGCTGTTGTAGCGCAGGCGGGTCTAATAGCGCCATTCCATGCATCGATGTATTTATTGCCTGTGGATTGATTGACTGTT